TCGGGAGCATAAACTTCTTCTTCAGGTATCTTATCTAGAGAATCTCTAATATTGAATAGATCAGGAAGTTGATCGATTTCTACACTAACAGTAACTGCTGAGGCAAATACTGTTCCTCCACAACCACTAGCAAATAATTGGTATTGAATTACTTCTGGTCCAAAATCATCCCACGGAACGTTTGAATTAAAAGTTACAGTTTCTTCAGTGCCATTTTCGTCTGATGCAGATGTTCCTATGCTACGAGTATCGGATGTTGTAACACCTTCAATGTTAGTGTATGTAATAACTACACCCGCACCACTAGTAGCACTACTAAAAGTAACTTCTACAGTGAATTGATCTCCATAGTCAAGATTGACTGGGAAGTTACCAGCAATTGTTGGTATCTGACATACCTTTACATCTACAAATGCTTCGTCAAATCCACCAGGACCATCAGCAGTCAAAGTATATCGTGTAGTTACATTTGGTGATACATTTGCATTACTTGCTAGCAAAACCTCTCCAGTAGCAGTTACAGGAGGACTAATAAATGCTTCGTTAGCATCCCCAGTAACTGTCCACTGTAAGTTTGTCTGTTGTCCTACAGTAATGGGATTTGGGATAGCAGATATATTTGCAACAGTTGGTTCATAAACAGTGACGATAACTGACTTCGTTGTTTGTGACCCCTGAGCACCACCGAAATTTTTTGCTGTTATAGTATAAGTCCTACTGATATTTGGATTGACAATAATACTACCTGTTCCAACACCAAATTCATCAAATACTGTGATAGGTAGCACATCACCAATACCTTCATTGATATCAATATCAGAAACACTAACACCTTGAACTGTCCAAGACAATGTTGCTTGTCCAGGTCTAATATATGATGATGGAGATACAGAAAATGTAACTGTTGGTGGAGGTGGTGGTAGAACTGTAACCGTAATTACTCTAATACTATTTCCTACTGGTCCAACTGCAGTTAATTGATAGTTTGTAGTTGCTGCTGGACTTACAGTAACAGTTCCAGAAGGATCAGAAACTGCACCAACACCACTAATGTCTGCACTAGTTGTGTCTCCAAATACAATCCATGACAATGTAGCAGATCCACCGAAAGGAATAGTTACCGAGTTAACTTCATTAAAATTATTTAAAAAATTTGGATCAGTAGAGAATGATGCGCTCGGTAGAAAAAATTGATTATGTCCAGGAATCCATCTCTCACCACTGTTACTAGTCTCAAGAATAATATTGATACCAGCAGCAGTGCATCTCTCTACAAAATACTCATAGGATTTTTGAACTGTTGAATATACCATCGAACCAGAGACATCCAACCATACAGATACATAAGATCCTGGTGGTTGTGATGATAGATTTGTAATAGCAAACCAGTCTGATCGTTGACTTATATTATTGTTATCTCTATTGACAGTAAAAGTTCCCCCGCCAACAGATCCGTTAGCAAGAGAATCATTCAAAAAATTAGATGGTCTGTTTAGATCATTAAAATTCCATCTACTACCTGCTGGTTGCAACAACCAGAACTCGCGACCTACTCCACCAGCATTAGGAAAGTTTGATCTAAAACTATTCCAGTCGTTTGTATGGGTAGATACAGAAGGAGACGATTCGTCAATAATTGAAATACATTGAGTTCTTGGGACTACCATATCTCAACCTCAAATTTTAATGATGTAAGTAACAATAATAAAAGGAGTAACCACAGCATCAAGTTTATTAACATTTTCGACAGATACATTCAATGTAGTATTGACATTATCTGCAGGAATATCAAATGGTTGATGCTGATATTGGAAATTGTGAATGTATTGTGTAGGTTTACCAATTCTATGAGTATGTGATGATAGTGCTGTAGTATTAGCTTCACTCTGTTCTAGAGCATTTCCTGCTCCAGAGTTACCACTAGCATTACCACCATCTTTACCATCACCACCAACAGCATGGTTTGTAGTGTAGTTTAGATAGTTTGTGTTTGCATTGTGAGCATGACCTTGGAAGTTCTCAATGTCTAGGAATGCTGACTGTGATGTAGTCTCGAACTGATACTTAGGACTAGATCTAAAATCATATGATGTCTCTACTGGTATTCCACGGAAGTTACCAATAAAATCACATGTCAACTGTGTTCCTTCGTTACATAAAACTTCAACGGCAGGTCCAACTCTAGTCTCTTCAGTATCACCAACAAAAGTATTCAAGTAGTCACCAACTGATCTAGATGGAATAATAACTTTAGATCCAAGATCAGGTAACTGGAACTGTCCTAGGTCTCCTGTGTCTTGATCTGCTTCTCTAAGATCTACATTTGTCTTTCTAAACTTAGAGTTTTGACCCACACCTAGGATTTGTGATAGTGCAACAAACTCCTGTGCATTCCTAATAGATCCATCACACTTCAAATAACCAGCAGGAACATGCTCCTGAAAATTTGCTCCATTGGGATCATTTATGTTTGCAAGGTATGGAGTTGAGTGAACCTGAATAGATCCAATGTAACCACCATAATGTGACCTGACTTTAGAATAGTTATTGTTGACTGCCATCTTAGTATGCTCTGATTACATATACTGAAGTCATTCCAGGTTGAGTCGTGTTGAAATTAATCTGGAATACACCAACGTTTCTTGCATTATCTAAATTCAAGTTACCTGCGGGAGCAGTAACGTATACGTTCAAACTATTTAATGGTCTTAGACCAGAAAGATCGAATGATACATCAAATTCATCATGAGTGTGAGAGAGAATAATATCTCTTGATGCAGCAACTCCAATAGTTGTTCTCTTAAAGTCCCAACCAGCATTACTATTAAACGTATCATAAGTATTGAATGCCGAAGGATCTGCTAGTGCTCCTGCTTCTGCATCACCATTATATTCAAGAAGATCTGGATACCAGTTAGTCAATCCATTACTGAACTGAGTTATCTGCTCACCATTCTGACCATAGTCAACTGCTTCTCTTCCTCCAGGACCTTTGTTGAATCCAGCAATACCACCAGACAATGCACCTTTCTTTAGACCAACACCCTCATTAAATGTTCTATGTGTGAGTGGGTGAGTCAAGACTGATTTAATGGGAGTCCACACGACGTTTCGTGGAGTCCAGTTAATTGGGGGATTCTCTGCATTAATAGCACCAATAACACGTCCAGGGATACCACCACCAAAACCAGATCTACCTCTTAACTGATCACTCATGTTGTATTCCAGTTCAAATTCATTATCATTAGTAATGAAGATGTCACTATCAGAAGTATCAACCTGTGCATCAAAGTTAAAGTTGATGTTTGACCATGGAATCACACCTTCTCCTGGTTGTGTCTCAGGATCTTTTACAATAGTATCAATTCTACCACCATGACCATGACCTTTAATATGTCCTCTTCCTAGTTTTCTAGGACCGAAGAACATAACACGATTACCCTGACCAGATCCTGTGACAATAGTGTTTGCCTGTAGTTTACCACCGTAGTAGTATGAAATCTCTCCACTATCACCAGCTGGTGCTGTCGTTCTCTCATTCAATTCAAACACAACGTCAGTAGCAACATCGTTAAATGATGTAGGAACACCTGTGTCTGAGTTTACACCAATGAATGAACTAATTTCTGATACTGCTGTTGAATCAACGTCAAAAATTCTACCAGTAGGAGATCCTGGTCCAAGATATGATTGCTCCATATCAACCAGAGGTCTATTGATTAGAGCAGGAAGAACAATCTCTCCCTGATAACTAGGAAACTCTCCACCAAATGTAGAAACAGATCCCTCTTCAACAGTAGCTACAGTAATTAAAATATCAGATCCACCACCAGAGTTGCCTGAGGGAATAGTTAGAACATCATTAACTTCATAGTTAGCACCTTGCTGTAGTCTTTGAACAGTAACTGTTCCACCAACACCATTAGGAGCACCGCCTGCTTGTGTTCCTGCATCAGCAACAATGACAGCAAAAGTTGCGCCACCACCACTACCATCAATCGGTGAGTAGATATATGTATCAGGAATTCTTCCTGCTTGTGTTGATGCGTTGTTAGCAAAGGTATTGATTAGACCTTGAGTAACTGTAGTAGATAGATTGTATGTGTCTCCAATTGCTCTTGCAAGCAATGGAAAGTCTTTGGCACTGACTTGAGAACCATCGCATACAATCCAACCGTCAGGAATATCTGAGATATTCCCGATCCATGGCATGATTGTTCCGATGGCAGCTGCCTTTGCGGTTCTGATCTCTTGATAGAAAGACATGTGTTTTTTATACGTCCATTAGATACCATCCTGCCTTATTGGGATTCGCTCCAGGACCACCATCAGCATCAGAAGTGCCAGCAAAAACAAGACCGAATGCTGCATTTGGTGTTTGAACAACTAATTCACCACCGTCGTGTGTGAGTGAGAAGTTCTCTCCTAGAGTGTTACCCGTGACAGTAGTTCCTGTGTTGCTGACCGAACCCTGAATCCTTACCAGATTAGGAGCACGAACAACTAGAGACTTGTCGTATGAAAGGATACCACCTATATCTATAATGCGAATCATATCGCCCATTTGAGCGTTCGCTGGTAGTTTGAGTAGTGATGTTCCAGAAACGTCAACGAAGTAATTAACGTTCGCTTCAGCATTAATAATATTGGTGTTAGAAACAACCCACTTACGTCCACCAGTGCTGGAGAAGTAGTTAGAGATGCCACCAATATTAACTGAACCATCATCATCTACTGCGAATACTTCAACACCGTTCTGGTTAACTTGTAGATCACCACCATTGACTGTTAGGTCACCTGCCATTGTGACAGGACCACCGAAGGAAGACATTCCATCACCAAGTGCTGAGAATGAACCATAAGTGGTGAAGTCACCCGAAGAGTTGTTAAAGGTTAGTCGTGGTGTAGTTCCATCAACTCCGAAGATATTGATATTACCACCATTCATCACCATATTACCAGTTGCACTATCAATTTGGAAGGTAGTTCTCAGTGGTGTAATAACTGTTACGCCATCATCCTCGAAAGAAGGACCACCGTTAGTGATAGTAAAGAACTCAGTTGAAGGAATAGTAGAACCATTCAGTGTGATGGTGTTCTCTACCGTGAGAGTTCCAGCGATGTTGGTGTTACCAGAACTACCAGCAATAGTGAACTGATTGAATCCAAGTCCAATACCAACATTACCAGCAATAACTGTGTTACCAGTTGTAGACTCAACCTTGAAGTTAGTAACAGCAGGATCGCCACCATCGGTAACAATCAGGGACTGAATGTCAGTGCTGACAACATCAGCAATTGCAACGATTTCAGACTGATCAATTCTCAGAAGGTCTAGTGTAGTTAGAACCCCACCAAATTCAGCAACACCGATTCTTACGTTAGCACTGGTTCCATCGATACCAGCTCTTGGTTCATCCAAGATACCGTCAGGAACGTTAGGATCAGCAAATGAACCAACGTCCTTACCAGTAATGTAAGATGCTGCAGGTTGCTTGTCAAGTTTAGCAATGACACAACCATCGGGGTGGTTAGTCCAACCGTCACCAGTAGCAGGATCACCAGTTCCTTCTTGTGCTCTTGTTACAGATATTCTGAAACCTTGAGGATCATTAGGATTAGTAAGATTGTCTAGACCGACAACACGCATGATCTCAGAATACTGCTGATCTCTCAGGTTAAGAACCTGAGTTCCACCTGCTGGAGTAACTTCATCAGGAGATGCAGCGTTACCACGATCCAAGAGGATCAGATCACCGATATCAAAATCAGATGCAGCAGGTGTTGTGATTGGAAGGATGAATACTTCACTTGCATCAGTAACACCGTTGATGTCAAACGTAATGTCAGGAGCACCACCGCCACCGAGTTGATTATCGCGAATAGTCAATGTCTGGTTGTCAGCGTATCCAGAACCTGCAGCAACTAGTTCAACAGTAACGGTGCCGTCAAATGCAACACCAACGTCGAATGCAGCTCCAGAACCTGTGCCACCATCAGCAAATCTGAAGGTATACTGACCAGAAACACGGAGTGCATCAGGTGCTGCTTGTAGATTATCGAATGCTCCGATTCTACCACCACCTGCTTGGTCTTGTGATCCACCCCAGAATCTGTTACCTTCAGTATCAACGAATCTACCAGTTGTAGAATACTTGTAGAAGTCTAGGTTAGGAACGTCAAGTGAACCAAGATTGTGAAGATTGAGAGGAGTAGAGAATCTAGATCTTATAATCTCAATGATACCAGCAGTTGTTCCACCATCTAGAATGATGTTAGAGTCTACCGTTGCAGATGCTTGAACCTTCAGGGAGTTTCTGATGGTTGTAGATCCACCTAGAGATGCAATCGTGATGTCATTTGCCTTAGTGAATGCTTCAATGACCTGCGTTCTGTCATCATCAAAGAGTCTTGCTTTTCCTGTCTGAGTGAAGAGTCTGGAAACTCCTGTTCCAGCAGCAACTTTACTGCCAATCTCTATGTTACCAGCAGCAATTGTCTGAGAAGATCCTAAAACAACCTTGGAGTCTGTGTTTGCCCATGCTCCACCAATGAAGACCTGACATGCATTAGTAGCGTCGTCAGCAACCGATGCGATGTCAACCAGAGCGTTAGCAGACAAAGCATGAACACTGAAGATAGATCTTCCAGAGTTATTACCGATTCTGACTGTCTGGAAGTTAGCATTACTACCAATAGTGATCGTTTGATCATTGCTAGTGTTGCTGAACATATCGATCAACTGAGCATCACCAGCAAAGTTGATGATGTTCGCGTTGTTATTGATCAGGTTGAAGGTCTCAGATGTAGTGTTGATGTCTCCACCGTCTACACTGATGTCTTGCTCCATCAAGAAGTTACCAGTGATTCTACCATCACCGACAACAACTAGGTTACGATCCAGTTCATCTCGTGCTTGTAGTCCTAGGGTTGTGTTGATACCCAGTCTACCACCAGTTTGATAACCGATGCCTTGATCTACAACTGCAGCGTCTGTAGTTGCAACACGGAGAGTTGCACGTTGCTCTAGATCATTGCTATCACCACCAACCAGCAGTGCATTGTCCTGAGGAATGAATCCTTGTGCCAGAAGTGGAGCACCAGTTAGACCTTCACGCTGGTCGCTATTGAGATTATTGTCATCATAGCGGTTGTCATCTACATCACCAGCAAGATTATACTCAACCAGAGTCTTACCACTAATGAATGTTGTTCCAACAACATCCAGGGTTGCTCTTGGTGTTGTAAAGTCATCAACGTTAGCAGTTAGAACAACAGAATGTGCTGCTCTTGCTACAGTGTTGATACCCAGTCTAAAGTCACCACGCTGCTCAGTATATGTTCTGAGAGTTTCAGCACCCAGGACTCCAGTCTCTTTCCAGTTAGAAACAGAGAACTGTAGGTCAGCACCAGCATTTTGGTCTGCCCAGTTGTATACAGTTCCGTTTTCAATTGGTGTGCTGATTCTGAACTTAAGTGTTTGTTGTCCAGGTGAAGTAGAATCATCCCATCCAACGATCTCCCATGTTCCATTAGCAACAGGATTACTGAAGTTTGAGATTCTAATAGTAGAGTTGCCTTTAATACCAATAGAATCATTGGTTTCAGTTGCAATCCAGGTGATCGTCAGATTTTGTGTGCCATCAGCACTGATAGTCTGAACAGATGTCTCAGCAGACTTGAACTGGTTAGTTAGAATCCAACCGATCGAACCACTTTGACCAACGGAGCTACCTTTGTAGATGATATCTCCTGCTTCTGGATCATTACCACCGTAGGAAACTTCCTGTGATGCATAGAAGTAGTTGGTTTCTTGCCAAGGAACAATGTTGGAAGGTTCGCCTGCGAGATAGTTAGTTCTCCAGGTGTAAGACTGACCATATTGTGCGCCTGGTTTTGGACGTGCATTCAGATAGAAGACTGCTGCCTTAATCTGGTTCTTACTGATGACAACATCGCCATCAGACTGAGTTCTCCAGGAACCATTAAACAGTGTAGGATCATCACCAGCACCGATGTTAGAGAATACTCTTAGAGCATCGCCTTCGCTTGCCTCGACGTTAATCTCAACAGGAGCGTTGAGAGTAGACTTACCTGCTACTGTAATAGTAGAGTTGAACGTTACAGGTGAGTCGAACGTCGTAACGAGGGTGCCGATATCCTCATCTTCGTCCTCAGAATCAACTAATGCAGCAGATTCAAGGAATGTTTCCTCACCCGTGATAGCATTAACTTTCTTGTTACCGATATACAGGTCACCATTGCTGTTCAGACCCGTGTAGAAGACGATACCACCGTCTTCACGCTTCGCTTGAGCATAGAAGTCCTGTTTGTCAGTTAAGACCACTTCCTGGCGCAGTGGGAAACCAGTTGAGTAGTTACCAGGACCGAATCCAAGATACTCAAATGTGTGGTTACCAGATCTTGCGATAGATGGTCTTCTAAGTTCGATGTAAAGCTTACGCTCTGTTGGGAACTGAGAGTCGCCAGAGATAGGAATCAATCTATCTTCAGAACCAGAGGTTGCGTTACCCTCTTGTGCCTGAATTCTATTATCAATGATGTCTCCACTGCTAGCATCAGTTGTGCTATTAGTGTATGAGTATTGATCAAGTGCTGTATTACGGGTAATGTCTTCGACCATCTCTTTGGTCTCACTACCCTTAGCATCGTTAACGGTAACTAGACCGTGAACGTAGTTGTCAGCAGCAGAGAATGTCTGAGGAACATCAACAACAGATGTATCTCTTACACCAGTTGTGCCATCAACTTGGAACCATAGAGGATCATTCTTGTAGTTGATAGGATACAGTTGAGAGATAGGTTGAGAGAACTTAAAGTTTCTGAAGTTCTCACCAACACCAGATCCAGTTGGGAATGGAGAGATGTTACCACGTAGGCAAGTCAGGTAATAGATACCATCTTGCTGGTTAGGAATACGCTTCTGCAGAGTATCGATATCGAAGATGTAGAAGCAATCTTCAAAGTCACCTTGATCTTCGATGTTATGAACATAGTAAGTGTTCTGACCAGTGTCATCAGTGATTGTATCACCAGGACAGATGGTGTAAACATTAGAACCTTCTACTCTGTAGAGATAGTTGTCACGAAGTGACTTATCTCTTGGCGTTACGGCAACCTCACCGAAGGAGTTAGGAACATCAGTCAGTTGAACATTAGCACCATTAGACTGAGTAAATGTGACATTACCAGCAGGATCATAATAGATATCACCTTGAACATCTTTCAGGACTAGACAGATCTGTGCTGTGTTAAGATCATTGAACCATGCCTGAAGATATGCAGAACCAGAAGATGCTGCATTACCTGAAACTGTCTCCCAGGTGATTTTGTTGTTCTCATTAGACTGTGTAGCATTTGGTTGGAGGAATCCACCTTGCAAGAAGTTAGTTCTAACAACAGTGAAGATCTCGTTCTTAACAGACTGGTTGACGATTGTGTGATCGAACAAAGTCAGTTCAATGAACTCATCACTTTGACCAGCAGGAACAACCTTCCTAGCAGACTGAATAGTAGCAGCAATCTTAGAGTCAAACTCAATTACTTTTGGTGCCAGGTATGGATCATACAGATTTTGCTGTTCAGGTAGCAGATCAACAACAGATGGATCAATTGTTCTGATCTGATCAGCAATCAGTTCATCCTTATTCAAACCAATCTGTTCGTTAGAACCTAGAGGGTTGTAGAAAGATGCAACGTTGTTAGGGTTACCTGCAATTGGTTTCAGTAGAACTCTCTGTGGAATCAAACGACGCTTGTCATCAGTTCTCGTCTTGATAACGAAACCGTTGAGAGGATCTCTAACAGTCTCCAGATAAGAAGGAACAACATAACGCATTCTGTAAACACGTTCTTCCTTCTCACGTTTATCCTCAACACGAGTATATCGTGTATCTAAAGTAGGATCAGTTTTAGTCTGGAAGTCGTTTGCTAATTCATTACCACCGTGGAATCTAGATAGGATGCTGTAACGGTTATAGTCTGCAGTTCCATTGCTAGACTCGTCAGCAACATTCAGATACCAAAGACCAGTTTGGTTGGATGCAGTGCTGTATACAGGGTCAAATCTCAGTGGGGATGGACGCTTGTTAGCGTAGATATAGAAGTTGTTACCTGTTCCAGAAACAAATGTCAGTGCTCTATCACCAGACTCTGCATCTGCTGCAGTTAGGTGAAGTGTGACACGCTTGTTAGAAACATAGCGAACAAAGTATTCAGTCTGTGTTGAGATAGATGATGCAGATCCACTTAGTTGAGGTAGTGTAGAACCTTGAATGTCATCTGCAATTCTAACAAATACTATCTGTGGAGTAGTGTTAGGAGCAGGAACGTCAAAGATGTGTGCAACGTTTGTCTCAATCTCGGAAGCACCAACAACGTTGGACTTATACTTATGGAGATCATACTTAGTATCAAGGACAAATCTGTTAATGACAATCTCAACTTGAGAATCAACGGAGTCAGTCTCCGAAGAATACATGTAGATACCTGCTGCTGCGTTCTCAGGTGAGGTTGCAAGCATCAACTTGTTAGTCTCAGTGCCATCGAATACACCAGGATATTCTGCAGGGGATACAGCAGTGATCTCAATCTCCAGATCAGGAGCACCAGATCCACCAAGTTGACCATCACTGATAACAACAATGTCGCCGATTTCGTATCTAGAACCACCATTAGCGATTCCATCGAGACTGTTTACTGCATTGCCAAACTCAATAGAACCATCTGCATTAACAGTTAAGTTGTAGCGCAGACCAGTTCCTCTTGCGAGTGCAGTTCCATCAGTATCAATCTTAGGTTGTGCAACCAGTGAACGATAAATTCCAGCAACAGCTGCTCTAGTTGAGTTTGCAGTTGAGAAGCTAGTTCCTGCTGCCTCAGTAACAGTGATAACACTGTTGCTTACAGAGAAGTTCTCAGGATAGAGGTTTCTACCAGGAGCAATAACATAATACTTGGTATTAGTATCGAAACCTTTTGGTAGTCTGATAACACGCTTGTCTGGGAACGTTCCTGCTTTAGGACGTGGAACCAGTCTTACAGGTGTTCCAGTCTCTAGATCATGTGGGTTAGGGTTACCTACGACTCCAGATGTTGCCAGAGTGAATAGAGTTGCACGAGCAGATAGACCAGTCAGATCAGAAGTTGGTTCAACTCTTGTTACAGCACTGAATGCTGGTAGAGTCTTGTTACCAATCGAACCGCCGTTGATAGCAGTTGTGACAAGTGACGTTAACGTGGAGATTGTAAGTGCAACATCTGCACAAGGAGGAGTAACAAGTTGACCATTCTGATCATACTCAGGTGGAACTCCATTGTCAATTACCTGAGTCAGACCATGATCGCCCTCAACAGTAATTGTTTCCTGGCGCATTGCTTTAATTGCCAAGTCTCTTGCCAAGTTGAATGCAGCAATAGATTCGGATTCTTCACCTTGAACATGAGCACCAACCAGATACAGTTCTGCTGCATCATAGACTCTGTTGTTGCCGCCAAACTTAACGTTGTAAGCAATCTGACCAAGAATGTTCTCAACGTCGTCTACACAAGCATCCTGGATGGTCTCACCAGTCGATGCTAGTAAACCTTGACCCAGTTTGGTGCCAGCATATGCAGCATCGTTAGCGATTCTGTAAACTGCTTCTGCAGCAATGAAACGCTTGTTATCCATGATACCATTGAAGGCATCAATTTCTCTACTACCAAGTGCAGTGTAACCAGTATTCAGAACCAGGAAGATTTCATTGAAGTAACCTTCGATTGTGGTTGCAATGTTCTGACACTCAGGTAAAGGATTGCCGTTACCATCAATTTGAGCATCTTGAGTGATCGTAGGATCAACAGAAGGTGAGATACTTGCCCATGCAGGATTCTCTAGAGTAAAGTAGAGGAATGCACCACTAACACTACCAGTAGCGTTTCTAGTAGAACCAGCAGTTAGTTTAGCACCAGGGATACCAAGTTCGATCTGAGTATCACTAATAATTTGCTTAATGAACGCATTCTGTGGAACGTTGGTGTAGATTGGTGTTGCAGTTGAATTAAGGAGACCGTTGGTAAAATCGCTAGGATCATACTCAACAACTCTCATACCAATGATCAGACCCTGAGTAGAGGGAACATTAACAATTGCAGAACCGCTAAATGTCTCAGCATCTCTAACCAGATAGTCAAAGTTACGCATTGCTGCGATCATGATATTTTTTACATAATCATATGCATCAATAGACTCATTGAGTTCTCCAGTAATATACTCAAGGTTACCAGAAATATAATAACCTTCTGCTGCCTGAATAGAATTAATGTTACCACCAATTCTCAAGTCATTTACAACAGCATCGACGAAGTATCCGATGTCTCTTTCACACTTACCAATCGTGATGTTTGGTTTGGTGAGTAGTTCAGGATACTTAGCAATGATATACTGATAACCTTCTGCTTGAATCAGTTCCTTGTTATCTTCAATCTGATTAGCAGCATCCTGTGCATAGTTGTCAACGTTTGCACTGTTAGGTGTCAGTGTCTCAATGCCAACTGTCCAGGACTTGAATCCATTTGGTTCCAGAGTCTGAGAGAACTCAATAGGACCAGTTGGTTCAATTGCATAACGTGCAAGATCAACAGATAGAGTTTCACCAGACTTAGCACCAATTCTGTATCCATTGATAGAAGATGCTGGACGATCATCTGGATTTTCAATATCGTCACCAGCAAGATACAGTCTGGTATGGTTAGTTCTTGAGTTAGATGCAGGAACATCTAGAGTATACCACTGGTTGATAACTTCGTTGCTTGTAGATACAACCTCAGGAGGAACAATGTCAGTGATGTAACCACCCTTATCTTGGTTGAAGGAGAATCCTTTGAAACCAACAGAGTGAAGTGATGTATTACCAAAGTTAGAGTTGGAGTTCGTGATGGACATATCTCCACCACTTTCCATCAGGAAGTGATCGAAGAAACCAACAGCAAAGACCGAGACGCACTGAACGAAAGAGTCATCCGAAGCACGGATGTGGAAGTTTCTCCAGTCATCTTTCCAGTATGCATCACCCTTAGTATGGTAAGGAATGGTAGCAAATGCGTCAGTAAGTGATGCTTGGTTCCAAGTGTTAGTTAATGCATCATAACGGATGAATGCACGATCATCTTTTTGAAGGCTAACTCCCGTATATTGAGCTACGACCATTGACTTGAATCCAGTTGCCTTGGATCCATCCGCCCACATGCCGCACTGACCCCAGGTAGAGCGGATTGAGCAGTTGAAAACATACGGAGATGCGGACTCAACAGAGTCAATTTCCGCAAGAACTACCGCATTTGTGCTAACTCCGCCGACTTCACCTGACAGATATGTCTGTCCAGAGACTAATCCAAGAGATGCTGCGGTATTGTTGTATACTTCATACTTAAATACTTTAGGATTATTACCATCGATTGAGGTAACTTTCCACGTTCCGTTGATCTCATCAGACAGTCCAGAGTTGATGATAGCAACATACTGACCCTCGAAGTAACCGTGGTCAATCTTTGTGTTTATTGTGATGTTAGCATAACCAAAGGATGCAAGGAATGATACGTTACCAGTTCCCGAAATCGATTGGTTGAGCGTAACTGTAGTGCCAGAGATGCTCTCAATTCTAGTGTTTGGAGAGATAACAACACTGACATCAGGTGATGTAATCTCATATCCAACTTCAAGACTCTCAGCATTGGTAACATTATTCAGAATTGTGCTATTAGATGCATTACCACTGAAGGTTGCAGAGTCATCAATTCTGATACTTTCGATAGTTCTGCTGTCAGACAGAGGACCAACGATTCTGTTTTCTTGAACCAGTGCTTCCAGTCCACCATCATCGATAGTTGGTTGGAACTGTTGGAATGATTTACCTACCTTGTCATAGTAGTTGTCAAGATCTTTAGAATCTGCATACTCCATGATGCAGATTTTGTGGTGAGAATACTCAGGAATTGCAAGATCAGTTGAACCTTTCTTGTAGTAAACCTTACCAACACCAGCAGATGCATCATACAGAGGAGATTGTGCAGATAGGTCACCATCTTTAATAGTGAACTGCCAGATGTAACAACCACCAGTTAGGTTGAAGATAGAAGTTCTTGGTTGTGAAGTATCAGCAGGATCAGGAACATACAGAGGACGAACAACTGTTCTTCTCAGGTCGTAACCAATCAGTGAACAACCTCTAGGAACAATACAACCACCATCGGCAGCATTAAACTTATAAAGAACGTTGTCAGGGTTTGCTAGATCAACAATGGAGTTGTCCTGCCACTCTTCTAGTGCTTGGTTATAATTGAATGAAGGAAGAACACCTGTAACTTTGATTGCTGCTAGTTCATCTAAGTTACCAACTTCAATAACATCAGTCAGGATTCCAATAAGAGTATCAATTGTTGCCTGAACATCTACACAAGTAGCAGCATTACCTGATGCTAGATTTGGAATTTCAGGAGTATTTGCACCAGCATATGCAGGACCAGGAGAGATAGTCAGATCCTTAAAGAACAGTTGATTAGTAACTGCTTGCTTAGCAAATGTTGCAATGCCTTTGAATGCAGTGATAGATTCTGATTCTTCACCCAGAAGACCATTAGCAATAGGATTGCCGAAGCGATCGAAGTATGCTTTTGTATTAGTAATCGTGTTTGCATTACCTTCTGTGCGAAGGTCATTGATCAGACCGTCAGTGATGATACCAGCGTCACGCTTACACTTAGCAAGACCAGCAGAGATAACATCAGATAGAGTCTCTTCAGGCAGATTGGTTAGGTTCTCATCGTTAATGATTTGAGTAACGATTGCACCTAGGGTATCAATCTGGGTTTGAATGTCAGCACATGCAGCAGGGTTACCAGAAGGTAAATTCTCCTGAGGGTTGTTGCTGTTACCATAGATTGCATCACCAGGAGTAATGCCAATATCCTTGAAAGACAATTGGTTAGTGATTGCCTTCTTCATCTGAGTGAAGAGTGTAGAGAATGCAGTTAAAGATTCTGCAGTCTCTCCTTGTAGACCATTGACTACCCAGTTATTACCTGTAGCGTCGAAATAGTTTTGGAGAAGTTTTCTGGTGTAGCGGTTACCACCACCTTCATGAACGTCTAGTGAAAGTGCATCTAGAACAAATCCTGTGTCACGCTTACACTTAGCATGACCAGCAGAAATCTTATCAGATACAGATTCAGCAGGGAGAACGTTGCTGAGGAGGAATGATCCATTGTTAACTCTTAGATCAGTATCATTGAAGATGCTATCAATAGTAGCATAGAGGTTGTCAATGAAGGTCTGAACATCAGAACATGCAGTGGGGTCAGTGTTAGTAACATCACCGTTACCGTCACCATAAACTGCTTCGCCAGTAACAACTGTTAGATCCTGATACTCATTTCCAGGACCAGATGTAGAAGTGTAGTTGTTGGTGATCGCCTGCTTCATCAACTCAACTGCTTTCGAGAAAGCAACCAGTGCAGATGCTTCCTCGCCACGAAGACCACCAGTCTTATCAACACGAAGACCGTTATTAAGTGCGCTTACAAATGTGTGAGCAGTTTGTGGTTCGTGCTTGATTGCTTGTGCAGTTGCACTAATGAAGGTATGAGCAGAGGTGTCAGAAGAAATACCCACGTTGATGGTAAAAGTGCCATCTTGACGCTTGACACCATCAGCAGTTGCACTCACAAAGGTGTGAGCACCTTGATACTCAGAAGAACCAATGTTAATAGAGATGGTATCAGCATCGATAACAGTGATTTCCATCCAGCGACCTGATGGATAATCGTATCCAGGACGAGGATATGCCTTAGCACTAACGTTACCGTCTAGATCACAAGTGTATGACAGGGACTCATCCTCAACCAGGATGTAGTCACCAGTAGAGAAACCATGAGTTGCAATATCTAGGGTAACAATACCAGTTGATGTATTGTAGGTAGAACCAGTTGCAGTGTGTGATGTAGAACCAACTGCAGCAATTTGAATAGACTTACCTGCGAATGGATCTTGTCCAGGACGTGGGTATGTCTTCTGCTCGACGTTACCATCGAGAGCACAAGTGAAGGTGAAGGAGTTATCTTCTAGAACAACGCCGCGGCCAACACCTAGACCATGTTGTCCAACAGTGACAACCATCTCTCCCGTTACAGGGTTGTAGTCTGCAGCACTTGGTTGGAAATACTTGTTAGGACCAGAGATACCACCTTGAATGGTGATGCTGTTTGCAGTAGTTGCAGTTACATCATAACCTCTCAGTGCGAAAGGATCGATACCAACACGAGGATAGGACTTCTCAGCCTGATCACCATCCATTGCACAAGTGAAGGTTAGAGCACCTTCATCAAAGTAAACTTGATCGTTACCAGTAATGCTATGCGGTTGTGCAAATGTAATTACAGTTAGACCAGTTGCAGGATCATAAGTTGCATCAGATGGAGTGTAACGGTCAACAGTTCCAGTCCAATCAGTGCCTGCATCATTAAAGTAGTTGGTGATATACTTTCTAGTATACTTGTTACCACCACCCTCATGAACATCGAGAGCGATCGAATCGATCATGATTCCGATGTCACGAACACATGAAGTGCCGTAACCATTAGGAAGAGGAGATGGTGGAGAAGATCCGTTCATGAAGTCGAACGCATCTTGAGCGATAAGATCCTTATTAAGTTGGATCAGACGATATGCATCTTTATAACGTGACCAGAGTCCTTCTACTGGGTCACCAGGATATACAAAGTCAGGGTGAGCAACAGGAATCTGTGCAGTTGCTCTATCAATCAGTTCGTCTCTGTTTTTCTGAATCAGACGATATGCATCTTTGAAGCGAGACCATGCACCAGTCTGAGGATCACCAGGATAATAGAAATCAGGATGCTGAACAGATACTTGTGCTACAGAACGATCAATAACTTCCTGACGGTTACCCTCAAGAAGATTTCCAGCATCAAAATAACGTGCTTCAACAGCAGTCTCTGTTACAAGACCAGGACGGTTATCAATATAGTGATTACCAGGCATCAGCATGATGCTGAACTGGTCAAATCTATCGTTGTTGGCACCAGGGAGATACGAATATCTCGATACTTCAATAAATGCCCTCTGGATTGTCTTGAATGGACGTAAAGGTGAGTTACCTCTATTGTCTAGTTCATCAGTTGCATTAAAGTCATCTGGTGATACGTAAAGATACTTACCAGTCTTACTTGAATACAGATTATCAAGTCTTGTTAGCGGCATAACTACCCGAGCCCAGTTGTCGTTTTCCTAAAGTTTATTTATACGGGTGCCTTTGCTCTTTGTCCGAAACAGTTCCACATAACGTGTTTCTGACCATAAGTAACTTTTGTAGATTTGTGAAGAAAATGTGGTCCACATGGAAACATCAGAACACTACCATTTTGAGGTTTGATTCTAAGTTTGTCATTCATAAACAAAGTATCACCTCCACCAAACCCATCATTAAGATAAAGTAGAAAAGAAACTACTAGTTGAGTATTATCGTGAGATCGATCTACATGCCAATTATAATGATCTGACTTGTCATAAAAACGATACACATAGTTAGAAATAAATCCTTGACTCTGGATAATACTATATGCGATTAAAGGACAATCTTTATAGTATCGCATGAATGCTTTTTTGCCAATCTTATCAATTTCATAATTGAGTTCCTGCATACCATCAACATGCTTCCACTCGCCTAGATGATATCCTCGATTCTTTCTATGAAAAGTAGTATTTTTAGGATCAAACTTAAGTAGTGTAGATGCTTGTTCTTGTATGAAACCAGTTGTTCTGGGATTAACGAACCCAGGGTATTCAATAATATATGGAGTGTGTTTAATCATATTAATTACATGTCGGTAAGAGGACTTGAACCTCCACGAGTTGCCTCACCAGAACCTAAATCTGGCGCGTCTACCAATTCCGCCATACCGACGATTATTGTGATGTTTCTTTCTTGAATAAAAATCTGCCATGTCTGGAACCCCAGAGTTGCTGATTAGTTTCAGGATCGAACCCTTTATCTTCTACATTATACCACCCATCTCCTAATGCTGCAATATTTTGGAGATAAGAATCTTTATCTCCCCATTTTACTTTACAGTTACATCCTGGTTCAATCTCACCAATAAATTGGTTAGCATCAGGACGCCAAGTAAATATTGTATCACATCCTTTCTTATGTGTCAAAGGACTACCAGATATAAGATTAAGATTTTTGAAACCAGTATAAGTAGACTTATTTTCTGGTTCCATTGATCTTACAACAACTTTACCATGACATTCAGAAATTTGTAAAAGAAATTGTCTATATGGTGTTCTAGTTTGATTAAAATATGCTTGCTCACCATAAAACAGTCCATGATTGTTTACAGCACGATGCTCAACAATAATGTATGCAAATTTAGATGGATGTGAAAATGCTTGAATTTTATTATTATATCTTCCTTCAAACCATTCATAAAATTGATCAATCATCTTTAGGCAGCAACGCAGGGTTTTCTAGTGGTAAATCAAACATTAATGGATGACATTCTTCTTCCATAAGATAAGAAGAAATATTATAGAGTTCTTCTAAATCATAATCTTTATAACGTAGTGCCTCAGTTTGTATTTGAGGCATCTCTTCAACACCTTTTGGAAGTTCGTCAAAGGTATATGGCATACCATGTATGAAATACATACGAACCGCGCTACCTTCAAGATAAACATATCTTTGAGATAATTGGTATGTTTCGCCCATGTCTACCCTTTTTCGATATTTATGTGAGTTCTAACACAGAGATGTGTGCGGTTGAGTCATGGAGACCAAAAACACCATTAGGAAGAATATTGAATGCAATCGAAAAACGATCTTCATTACTTCTATTTCTGCTAACCTGATGAGTCAAATGACTTGGGAAAAAAACTACCTGACCCATTGATGGGGTATGTGCTACTTCGTTAGATGAATATTCTGTAATAGTATCTACATCTAGAACTATTGTAGCAGATTTTTCTCGATGAAACAAAATTGGACTGGTATCATTACTCAAATATAACACACCAGACCAAAAAGAATTGCAATGAGAATGTCTATTTGACATGCCACCAGGAGGAGTCATAGTTCCCCATGAACTCATAAGTTTAAACTCGCATGTTTGTTTTACTGCAAGTGTGCTATACGCAAAATCAGTAAATAAAGTCTCAATTGATGTTTTTACTTCTGGAAAATATTTTCCCAAAACATTACGATCTTCTGATCGATATGATTTTATTTCTGCAGTTTTTTTATAGTATTCAAGTGTTGCACATATATCTGCTAATCTGATACAATCTTCTTCTAATAAAAAATTGTCTTGTTTAGCGATAGGTGTTGCAAAAATTCCTAAAATATCCATTATTTCAATAATTCATGTTCTTGTGCATAATGAAGCATCTCTTTCAGATGTCCAATATGTTTTGCTCCAAGGGCAATCTGTGGATATTCTGCTTCTGATCCAAATTCTTGCTCAAATGATCTTTGAGTGAAATGCGTGTTAAGACGATATTCTAAAAATTCACCACCTAGTGACTTGAGGAGTTGTGCTGCTCTCTCGCACTCTAGCGATCCATTGGTATAGATGACTGCTGTTAATGGGATCATTTTTTCTTTTGATGGTTGTATTCGATTACAATTTTTTCGTGTTGAGTTTTTTTATCGGTGCAAATATAATGATTTGCTTCACCGCCCAATATTTTGCATATGTTATGTAGTTGAGTATCAACTATAAATTTTTTGAAACCTTCATCCATCCAACTTTTATTGGATCCTGGTGTGTTGAAATCATCCATAAGTAATCACAATTTTGTTATCTAGATATTCGACTTGAGCATTTAGTAAACCACCTGCTCTTTTAATAAGGTCCAGACCAGCAATTTTATCTGCCTCAGGACCCGCCTCAGGTTGCTCTCTATGCTTCTTCCACATCTCTGCAACCATATCGACAGGGTGTCTTACTGGTTGGTGTATAGGAGCAGCATTTTGCCACTTATCAATTGCTTCCTGTGTAGGAATAGTAATAGTGAAAGCAAGTCCCTCTTCTCGGAACTCATCTTCCATCTTTTGATAAGTTTCTGGCGTAATCTTAACTTTTTTCATTTAAGGTATTGTCAAGTGTATCAAGAAGTTCATCAAAAGAACCAATACTTTCAATATCAGTCAACAACTTAGCAATTTGTGTGCAAACGATAGGTCGTTCTTGCCTAGCAGCATATGCTAATGCATTACGTAAATGTGCTTGTGCTTCTTCAAGTGATTTTTCAACTGAATTAGATAGTGCCATTATTTTTATTTACCCAACAAGGTTTGCATAAGGAATTTTTGTATCTTTTCTCAGATGGAACATAGCATCCAACCTGAGGTGCCTGATTCGCTGGAACCATTCTACCACATCCAGAGCATTTTGTCTCCCACATTTTCATAATGTTCTCTCTAATCTATTTGTTGCTTGATCTGGGAAGTCTCTAGGACGACTATCACCAGCATTATCAGTTCTAGCAGAACCTTCGTTTGCTTTCATAGTATGCTGAAAGTTTGCTCTCTTGTATCTCAACCCCAGTGGATCAGGCATCCAATATGTTACCTGCCAATCTTGATCAGGACATAATTCAAGATGCTTCTCTACTGAGTGATTGAAACTACCCATTTGAACGTGTCCATCATGAGTGACACATCTACCATCGCCATCAGGAACTAGAAAAAGTTGTTTCATAGCACTTCTTGCTCTGGGTTGAGATTTTTCACGAATTGCTCAGGATCCTTTTCTGACTTGTGAACCCAATGATAGCGCATCATCTCGTAAATAGGATCCCACATGGGGATACAGACATAATCCTTCATGTATGTCTCGCAGCAAGTTCCTTAAGTTCCTTTGCTGTGAGTTTATCTAATTGCTCTGTAAAGTGGTCCAGTAGCAATTGTTTGTATTGTTTTTTAGTCACGTTGTCTCCAATCATCAGGTTTGTCTTGCTGAAACCAATTCTTGATATCGTCAGCATCAGTGAATCCCTTCTTATGGTTGGATGGGTCGGGATCACCTAAACCCATTCTATTCAAAAAATCGTCTGTGCTACCTTCTTCAATTTTATATGTGATTTGCCTACGTGCCATCTTTAACATTTCATTGGCAGTTGTGTTTGCCTTTGCTAATTTGTTCGCCCAAATCATATCAGATAATTTTACTTCTTCCCCATTTGCAATGCATTTACAGATAAATTCCAGTCGTAGTCTGTATTGAGTTGATAGCATGTCAGTCTCGGAGTTTTAGTTCTAAATCTTCAAGTTTATGATATTCAGCATGTGCTTCTTCTTGACGAATACAAATAATATCCAGAATATCTTCCATGATTATATTGTTCTCAACGTAATCGTCAAGATACTTGTTAAGTGCTTCTTTTAAATATCGATATCTATGCCACTCAGGACTATATGGTTTGTAATGCATAATGAAGTATCATTCAATAGTATTTAGAGTCACAGTAACCCTTGAACCCTTACAGAGTCATCCTACTCGTTTTGTGAGGATTTGTCAAGCTCGACTTTTTTAGGTATTTTTGGACAGAGAAAATTTTTCGAGTTTTACGTAATCAATTCAAGAAAATTGATTTACCTGTCATGGTGACAGCAGTCTTACCAACGATGTTGACGTTGGTGCTGTTAAAGATCGATGCTCCAACAAATGTAGCATTAAAGAACGATGCACCTTTAATTTCAAGCGAACCTTTCAATGAGGAACCTAGGTTCATTTTATATGCTGCAGGTGGTTCATCAAGGTTCACTGACTTACCAATGACAGTCAAATCCTTCAAACCTCTTACAGTGCTAGTATCATCACCATTGATGATTCTTGCCATACCACCTTTAGTAGATTTGAATAACAAGTGACCAAAGTCTGATTCTAGTTGTAGATTACCAGTTGCTCTTAAATTATAGTCACCTTTGATGACTTGGTTGACTGTTCCAATAGTATTGAAAGATGTTGATGCACCTATCTGATCTTTCTGGTTGACTGAAAACTCACCTGATCCATCAACATAAAAACCACCACTAGTAGTAAATCTAGTGAATGATGAATCCATATTAATATCAGCAGCAGTAACATTTACTTTACCTTGACCTTCAGCAGGTTCTATGTTAATATTCTCTCCTGCGCGTAAAGTTAAATTATTGACTGCATTTAGTGTAATGTTATCTCCTTTGATTCCAACATCACCACCTTGTGATTCGATGGCAACATCACCTTCAACGTATATAGAATATGGTGATGTCTTTGTAGTGCTTCCATCTTCTTCTTTAGTCTGCTCATCATCATTACCACGAACATGTAGAGCATAGGTGTCAGTTTTTTCGTGGTGATCTTTAGCATGAATGACTACCTTACCACCACAACCTGACTGTCCAGGTTTACCTGTTGCCATGACGATGTTACCATTCACATCGAAGTGGAACATCGATTGACCATTAGTTAAAATGAAACCTGTAGATCCATCCTTGTTTGTATAGGTTCCCATTGTCCACCCATGTTTGGTGGCAATTACATTAAAATCTTCATTACTAAACTGACCTTCTTCGGGCGCATCAGCACCTTCAGGTCTTGCTGGACCATTTTTTTGTAGTTTCTTCTGTTCAGAACTTGCTTTTTGTTCTGTTGCTTTCTCTTGTGACATTATGGACAATCAACGTAAGATCCAGTTCCAATCTTGGCGTAACCTTTACGCTCAAGTTCATTACTATCTAGGCAAACCATGTTAGGTAAGAAACGAGCACCACCGCCTCCACCACCTAATAGTGTGACAGTAGGCATGTCTGTATAACGCTTGCTTCTGTCAAGTGTTCTAATACTGACGACAAATCCTCTTTGATCGATAATTGCCTCTGCAATATCTTTCACGCCATTGATCAGAACAACGGGTGCTTCAGTGTATCCACTACCAGGAGATAGCAGAGTGAAAGAATCAACGACACATTGTAGATTGTTTTCGTCAGCTGTATTAGGGACATAGTTGATACCTTGTCTAGTGACTCGGACTTCAGTAACAAACCCTTTATCATTGAGCAGAGCAACAGCACCAGAACCATATCCATCGCCAGTGATGATGATCTGAGGTGCAGTCTGATATGGTCCACCAGGAACTTTAATAGGAATCTCTACAATAGCACCAGTGTTATCAGTAACAATATCACCAGCAATTGGTTTCTTGATTGTGAAGTCATCATCATTATTATCATCTATTACTTCATCTTCCTCACCACCTGCTTCAGTGATGCTAAATGATGTGCTAACCCCTTTGCTTGCAAGAATAATAGTTGCATTCTCGATACCCTCAACAGTGCTATCATCCTCAATACCAATGACAAATGCAGCAGCACCATTTTTAATGACTAGAGTTCCAGATAGTGTTCTACTTACAAAGTCTTCTGCTGTAATGCCACTACCAATAATGTAGTAATCAACCTCAGTATTATCAGCAACATATTGTGTAGTTACTGTGACTAGAACATCTTCTCCTTCCTGATATGAATTCTTATCTGTAGTAAGATTCCAAACAGCAACCTGTGATGGATCTGG